ATGAATCCATTGATTCAAGAACTAACTCAAGAACAATTACGTACTGACATTCCTGCTTTTCGTCCTGGTGACACTGTTCGCGTTCATGCGAAAGTTGTCGAAGGTACAAGAGAACGTATCCAGTTATTTGAAGGTGTTGTAATCAAACGCCGCGGTGCTGGAATCAGCGAAACTTACACTGTTCGTAAAGTATCAAACGGTGTTGGTGTTGAACGTACTTTCCCATTGCACACACCACGTGTTGCGCAAATTGAAGTCGTTCGTTACGGTAAAGTTCGTCGTGCAAAATTGTACTACTTACGCGCTTTACACGGCAAAGCTGCTCGTATCAAAGAAATCCGTCGTTAATAATAGCTTATCGAATGGTAAAAGAACCCTTAACTGTAAAGGGTTCTTTTTTTGCTTGCTGTTATTTATATAGGTGAGATAGGATGAAAAAATATAGCTGATAAAACAGCAAGGGGCAGAAAAGGGGCAGACAATTACAATTTTTCCAAATCTGATTTTAGCTTTTCTTTCGTTTTCTTCGTTACGTGCAGATAAATTTGTTGTGTGATTTTGCTATCTTCGTGACCAACGCGGTCTTGGATAACGTACATCGGCGTCCCTATTTCTGCTAATTTGGAGATGTGCGTGTGGCGGAATATATGAGAGCTGAGTGGTTTATCAGGAGGTAACCCCATCTTAACTTTATGATTGCGAAGATAGGTATTGATTGCATTTAAAGATAATGGCGTGCCATTCGAAGTTTGAAAAAGAAAATCGCCTTTAGGGCTAAGCTTAAGCAATTCCTCAACAATTACTAAAGCTTTTGGAGGGAGATCGATTTCACGCATGCCGGCAGCGGTTTTAGTTCTTTCTGATTTAACCATCTCGCTAACTTTTCGTTCGCGGTAGAGAAGGGTACCGTTTATTGTTACTTTATCGTCGTGAATATCAGATTTTTGTAATGCTAACGCCTCACCAGGTCGCATACCTGTTAGGTATAGCCATTGAAACAGTAACGAATAGCGCTCATTATGCTTCTCTGTATAATCGATAATCTTCTTGTATTCGTCATCTTCAAGAAATTTATCTTTTATCTTTTCAGTTTTAAATTCTCTTTTAAAATTCAGTTCAACTTTATCAACAGGGTTATCTTTAATATATCCCTTTCGAATAGCGTACTTCATAATCAAGTTTATTTTTGTTTTTAAGATCGTGACATATTTGTTTGATAAATTATCTTTATAGATGTATCGATCCAAAATTTCATTTAGGAGCAAGGTGTTGATGTTCGAGACGAGTGTATCTTCCCCAATATCTCTAATCACGCGTTTTAATGCGTTTTTTGTGGGTAGATAAGTACCTTCTGCTACTTGTTTTTGATAAACCTCATACCACTCATCGTATAATTCTTTAAATGTTAAATTTTGATTCTTTACATCACCTTTATTTAATGCATCAGCTATTTTATTATTTAAAATAATTTGTGCTTCTTTTTGTGTTTGTCTAGACTTGTTTGGTAATGTAATAGTCACTTTCTTTAATTTATTAGAGTAGGGATGCTTGTATCTTTCAGAATATTTGTATTTTCCATTCGATAATTGTTCAATCCACATTGTCTATCACTCCTGTTCTTTGTTATAATAGACAAAGTTAAATAAGCCTATTTGGTTTTATTGCTGGCACGCCTGTCTGTGGAGGAGGGGCGTGTTTTTTTACTTGACTTTCGCTATATCCGCAAATAACTCATTTCCGTTTTTTTCAAAGGTGAATTTGAATCCGTTAGATTCGAATGATGTTTTCTTTTTACTATCCAAAGCATTGTTATATGCGTCTGAAACACCTTCATTGTTAGCGTGATAACTTTCTTGGAAAGCGACTATGATAGTAGCCATTTCTTTATCCACGTCGCTCTCACTAGTCATATTAATTCCTAAAATCTTACCATCTTGTACATTGATATTTGTTTTAACACCATTTACGTCTGAAACGGTAGTAATACCATCTTCAACAGTAAAAGGAAATTCCGTCTTAGCTTTGTCGTTCGTTTGAACAATACGGTCATTCATTAGAGCAACAAAGTTTGGATATTCGTCTATTGCTAATCTACCTTTTAATTTGATTTTTTGATTTGATTCATTTCCATTAGAGTATTCGATTTTTAAGTCCAAGCTTTGATCGTTTAAAAGAGCAGGTACAGCAGCTTGAAATTCTTTTCCGGCTACATCTACGTTCAATGTGTTTCCTGCTTGGTCCTCGCCCGAAACACTTTTTATTGTTTCGTCCGATTTCCCATATATATAATCATAAATGCCTTCATCTTGGTTCTTTGTAATATCGATAGAAGCTTCTTTAGAAGTGCAACCTGTTAAAGCTAATAAGAAAGCTATCCCTAAAATCACTTTTTTCATTTTCTTTCCTCCTTAAAATTTTCTTTTCAATTCTTTCAATACTCCAACGATACGAACTTCATCAAGCTGATGCCCAGAAAAAAATTGCGGTGGATAAATTGGATTACTTGCAATTAAACTCATCACGCCATCCTTAAAATGTACGTGTTTTAAAGTCCCTTCATCTCCGTTGACAATAACCACCGCTATTTGACCATCATACTCAACTTCAGGAGAGACTTTGATTAAAGCCTCATCACCATCGTAAATGCCATCGCCCGTCATAGAATCTCCATCGATAGTTAGTACAAAGTAATCCTCGGGATTACATATATCTTCGAAATATTCATACCCCAAAAATTCTTGGTAAGCAATACCGTTCGGACCGGCTTTCACACTACCGAATTTTTTAATAGGAACTCGGTTTTCTGTCGAAGGTGCTTGCGCACCAATTAAGTACCAGTAATCAATATTTAAAATATTTGCAATTTGATTCAAGCGATCTGCCGGAACTGGTCTTGTACCGTTTTCCCAACGTGCAATGTTTGCACGATCAATATGAAGCTGTTTAGCCATTTCTGACTGAGACATACTTTTTTTTAATCTATATTCTTTTATCAATTTTACAATATCATCATTCGATCTCATTTTGATTTCCTCCGTGACTAGAAGTCATCTAAATAATAACATTTTGGACAAATAGTCACAACTTGTACATAAAACCAAAAACATTGTTGACTTAAAGTCACGCACACGTTATTATTTGTCCATAAGCTTTATAAAAACAGAAAGGAGGGAAATATGTGTTGGTTATTAATTTAAATAGATTAAAAGCTGAGAGAATTGCTAATGATATGTCTGAGGCGGATTTAGCAGAAAAACTCGGAATTAGCGCGAGTATAATTTATAAATATGAGAATGGAAGCCGTAGAATTTCAGTAGATACATTTTGCAAAATCGCTGATGTATTAGGCTTTGATGAATCAAATATCAATATTTTTTTTACAACTAAACGTGACTAAAAGGCACGTTTAAAGAGTTTAAGATGATTTTAAGTAACCATATGTCTTTGAGAGCCTGTGACATTTGGTTACACAATATAAGAATTTCATGAGACCACTTTTATTGTGAAACATTACAAGAACTATGAATGAAATATTATTTCATTTTGACTCAATAATTTGGAAAATATCTGTGAAACAATTTTTTAGCCAACATTAAATAACACAAAAAGGAGGCAATTAAAATGGATAACCTACTAACAAAAGCTGAATTTTTAGAAAAAATGGGTTACTCCGAATCAACATACCAAAGACGTATGAAGAAATTTAAGGTTCCGAAATATCGAAATGGATATCTTGCTGTAACTTCGAATGAAGTTTACATCGATGAAAAAATATATGAACAATTTATGCGCGATGAATCAGCTAAGAAGTTTCATTATGAAAGATTTGAGGTGAAAACATGACAAAACATAAATGCTCAATGCTAATGCTGTTCACCGTGATTGTAGCAACCGTTATAGCGCTGTTCGCTTGGATGGGAAGTATCAGTTTAAGCGTAACACTAAGTGTGATTGCAGTTATCGCGGCTTTAATTGTATCTGCATTAATTGGCTATCGCATGCATATTGTTGATGTAGAAAAAGGAATTTATTGAATACGGAGATAAAATATCGTAGCCATTTTTTAATCACATATATCAAATGAGGAGGATGAAAATGAAAGTTTTAGAAAAAACAATTACAAGCATGGAAGTCGCTGAAATGGTCGGGCGACGACATGATCAAGTTTTAAGAGATATTACTAAAATTAAGGAACATCTCACTGACCACAAAAGTGTGGTGAGTGAATTATTTATTGATTCGACTTATGAAGATACTTCTGGTCGAGAATTACCTTGTTATTTGCTAACAAAAAGAGGTTGTGAATTATATTCAACACGAATGACAGGAGCCAAGGGTACACAATTCGCTTTAGCTTACATCGAACGATTTAATGAGATGGAAACGGCTATCAAAGAGCAATCGTTGAAAATTCCACAATCGCCGCAAGAAGCATTGCGCTTAATGTTTCAATATCAAGAAAACACCAGTGAAAAAGTAGAAAAAGTCGAAGAACGAGTAACAGATTTAGAAGAAAATATCGTTTTGAGTGCTGGAGACTACGGATATGTTACCCGTCGGATTAATCAACGTGTCGCAGAAGTTGGACGTAGTTTCGGAAAATTAACTAACAAACAACGTGGGGAGCTTCATAGAGACATTAATAGTGGCGTCAAAAAGATTACTGGGGTTAGCACTCGAACACAACTAAGACAAAAACATTTTCAAACAGTATTAGACTATATCACCGACTGGGAACCATCAACAGCCACTAAAACCGTTGTACGTCAAATGAGTTTAGAACTAGGTGAAGATAATGAATAGAGCCGAAGCTTTAAAAATCGGAAAAATTATCGCAGATCGATGGTGGCGAGCAAACTACTTAACGATTAAAACGCGTCAAAATATCGAGCGCATGAAAAAAGCGACTCCGCCGGGAAGCAATGAGTCGCAAACAAAAATACCTATAAGGAGATTATAGCATGGATGATGTCAAAAACGAAGTAAGTAAAAATAGCGTCACGAAAAATCTAATACAAAAGTTAGCAGAAATTACAAATGAAATTGAAAGAATTCCCAAAAATGGGCATAACGATTTCCATAATTATGACTACGCTTTGGAAAGTGATATTAAGGATGTTGTTCGACCTTTACTAGTTGCGCAGAATCTTTTTATGTTGTCTGATGAAAAATCGCGATCTGTAACAGAAATCAAGACACAAAAAGGTACACAGCAATTAGTAACACTTGAAATCGAATATACGATATTTGATGGTGACACTGGGGAGACAATAAAATTTACTGGATTTGGCGATGGTCAAGATGCTGGCGATAAAGCAGTTTACAAAGCTAAAACTGGTGCACTTAAGTACGCATTGACTTCTCTGTTTCTAATTCCGACGGGAGATGATCCAGAAACCGGAGGAAAGAAACCATTACAACCGCCTAAAACTATTAATGAAGAACAAGTAAAAACATTGGAAGATTTAATTCATACAGTAGCATCAATGTCTAATTCAAATCCAGCGCAAGTTTTAGGTCAATTAAAAACTGAATCTGGATTTAATAAGACTATTAACAAAATGACGGAAGCTGATTTTGGGATAGCATTACAAATTTTACAAAAATGGAAAAAGGCTTATGCCAAACATCTTCAAAATAAAACTCAACCAAAACAAGAAAATATAAACTCAATTCCATGGGGGCAAAAACAATGACAGAAAATCCATTAACGGTACCAGATATGCAATTTGAGGTAAGTTACACACCATCAACTATCAAGATAGAAAATGAAGAACTACTAGAAAGTTTAATTGAACAGACGACAGAACACTATAGCAATCAAGTCTTTAAATTTGATGCAGAAAATGTTGCAGAGGCAAAACAAGCCAAAATAGATTTGAATAAAATTGCCAAAATGATTGATGATCGCAGAAAAGAAATTAAAGCTGATTATTCTCAACCGTTGAATACTTTTGAAGAGAAAATGAAGCGATATGTTGAACGTATCAAGAAGGTATCTGACGATATTAATTCTGGAATTAAGCTTTTTGATGAATCAGAAAAAGCCATTCGTATAGAAAAAATAAAAATTGAGATGGAAAAAATTGCTGAACCTTTAAATATTGAACCGGAAGCTATTGAAATTAGTACTAGTTGGATAAATAAAACGGCTTTTACGACAAAAGGTGAAGTTAAAGGGAAAATACTTGATGAAATTCACGACAAAATGAAAATTGTAGCAATGCAAAAAAGTCAGATAGCGGCTGATAAGGCGACTATTACGGATTATGCAGAAATCGCTGGACTAGATCCATATGCATGGTCAGGTTTAATTGATCAAGGGTGGTCGGTGGCCGATATCCGGGAAAAAATTAAACAGGCAGTGGAAGATAAACGCCGTCGAGAACAGGCAGAAAAAGAAGCGGAGGCTGAACGGCAGCGGAAAAAAGCTGAATATGATGCAGCTATCGCCGAAATGGAAAGAGAAAAAGCAGTTGAGACGAATCAAGGAACTTTGGTTGACCCTGAAACTGGTGAATTAATCCAAGCAGCAAACAATGAACCGTCGGTACCGATAACAGAAGTGGATGATAATCCGACGATGACGGTAACTCTACAATTAACCGCAAGCCGCCAAAAATTGGCAAACTTAAATGAGTACCTCGTAGAAAATGGTATTAGTGTGGTGCCGGTGCAATGATGGGGAAATTGCTATCCACGGATGGCAGAAAAATAACAATTGAACTTGAAGAAGCATTCAATCAAGAATACTTACATCTACTAGCCAACGGAGAGGATAACTATTTGGAAGTAGCTGCATTAGATAATCGAGGAATCTCCGCTAAACAAAATGCGCTATCCCACGCCTTAATCGCTGATGTGGCGCGTTGGCAAGGTGAGTATCCTTATTGGTCGAAGATAGATTTGAAATACTACTATGAGGCATTAAGCGGCGTATGGTTTGAACATCATAAAGCAACTAAATCTGATGCAAAAAAATGGATTGATTTTCTAATCGAGTTTGTTATTTCAAATAACGTTCCACTTCCTAAAGTATATAACTATTTACTGGATGAAAATTCATGGTTTTATCAATGCTTAAAATATCGACGTTGCTGCATTTGTATGGAACAAGCAGATATAGCACATGTTGATGCAGTCGGTATGGGTAGAAACAGGAGAAAAATTAACCATTCTGATTTTAGATTTATGGCGTTATGCCGATTTCATCATACAGAACAGCACACCGTAGGGCTAACTGAATTCTTTAAAAAATATCGAATTATTCTCGTGAAATTGAATGATGAAGAACGAAGAAAACTAAGGATAGGAGGGTAGAAATTGGCAGAACGTAGAATGTTCGCAAAAACAATAATAGATAGTGACGCTTTTCTGGATATGCCACTATCTTCGCAAGCCTTATACTTTCATCTTTCGATGAGAGCTGATGATGAAGGATTTATTAATAATCCCAAAAAAATACAGCGCATGATTGGTTCGTCAGATGACGATTTGCGAATTTTGATGGCAAAAAATTTTATTTTAGCGTTCGAGAGTGGCGTGATTGTGATAAAGCATTGGAAAATACACAACTATATTCGTAATGACAGATTTAAACCAACGATGTATCAAGATGAAAAGGCGCTGTTAAGCGAAAAAGATAACAAATCATATTCACTAGATGATGTTGGTATACCAAGTGACAACCAACTGTCATACCGATTGGATACACAGGTTAGGTTAGGTAAGGATAGGTTAGGTAAGGATAGAGATAGAAAAGATATTACGCCTTCGGAGGAACCTCCGAAAGCTAAACCTGTTCGTCACAAATATGGCGAATATAAAAATGTCCTTTTAACAGATCAAGACATGGAGAAACTGCAAACTGAGTTCCCAAGCGACTGGCAAGACCGTATTGAACGACTGTCGAGTTATATCGCATCAACTGGCAAGACCTATAAAAATCATCTTGCAACAATTAGAAATTGGGCGAGAAAAGATAAGGCGCAGCCTAAGCCGCAGCAAGCCTATGGACAACCAGTCAAACGTGAGGAAATGCCGAATTGGGACGCGCAAACGACCGCAAGTAGTCCATCTCGAAAAGCGGAAATAGAAAAAATGATGGAAGAATTATTCATAGATAACGAGGAGGAAAACAGATGATTAACAACGTAGTTCTAGTCGGGCGTCTAACTAAAGACCCTGACCTCAAATATACAGGAAACGGTCAAGCAGTCGCGACCTTTACTTTAGCAGTAAATCGTAATTTCACGAACCAAAGCGGTGAGCGTGAAGCAGATTTTATCAATTGTGTGATTTGGCGTAAACCAGCAGAAACCTTAGCAAATTATGCCCGTAAAGGCACTCTGCTAGGTGTTACCGGCCGTATTCAAACGCGAAATTATGAAAATCAACAAGGACAGCGAGTGTACGTGACAGAAGTAGTAGTTGAAAATTTTCAACTGCTGGAGAGCAAGAATAGCAATTCTAGCCAAAATACGAGCACTGCAAGCGTTCCGAACGCGCAAACGAATAATTACGCTCCTGACAATCAAAACGCAACACAGACGAATTTAGGCGTGAACCCGATAAATGACTTTGAAGCTACGACAATCGATATTAATGATGACGATTTGCCGTTTTGAGGTGAATGAATATGACAATTAAGGAACAGAAACATCAAATCGTTTTGAGGCAATGTGAAATCTTAGATAGCGATTTATCAGAAGAGGAAAGAAACGAAAAGCTTAAGCCGCTGTTTAAAGAATTTCAACGCTTAAAGCGGTTGGAAATGAAACAGAATAAGCCTAAAACGAAGAAGACAATAGATATGTCTGTACGTCTAACGGATATCGATACAGGAGAAGAACGATTCTTTGAATCAATGATTGCGGCAGCTATGTTTTTGGATAAAAGTGCCAGTGTTTTTAATAAAGAAGTACGAAAAAGTAATGGAATTGTACAAGGATACAAATACGAACGCAGGAACAAGAAATATCGCTACCAAAAAGGCAACCGCAGAATTGAAGGCTCTATACTTGAAATTGCTAGACGTTTAGAAGTCGGAGAAGTGTATATACGTGCTTTGAATACACAACCAACTAAAAATATATCTGTCGTCGAAATTGATAGGTGGAAGGATTAGGGAGGTCGAGTGATGTATTCACGTCAATTGTGGGGCGCGCAAGTTAGATCCAAAATTTTGAACTATGTACGCGAAAACGGAGAAACAACTAGAAAAGAAATAATTCTGCACTGTGGAAAAGAAGCATCAGGTCAGCTTAATAAGCTGGTACAACAAGGGGGACTGGTGCGCGTGGAAAAAGGCGTGTATCGGTGGCAAGAGATTAAAGTGGAGGTATTTTAATGCAACTAAAAGTAAAACGACTAACAGAAACAGCTATATTGCCAATTAGAGCGCATCAATCGGATGCAGGGTTAGATATTTGTGCGGATGAAGACGTCACGATTAACGTTGGAGAAACAGTTACGGTGTCAACTGGATTGTCTATCGCTATCCCAGAAGGCTACTACGGGCGATTGAAAGGAAGAAGTGGACTGACCGCTAAAACCTTGCTAAGAGTACAAGAAGGCACAATAGACGCTAACTATCGTGGTGAGATTAAGGTAATCTGTGATATTAAAACGAAGGTTTTAGATCGAGTGATAGATGGAATGATTTATGCGCATAATATATCACTAAAACGCGGCGAACGCATAGCTCAATTAATTATCCAACCTCTCCCAACTGTGGAAGTGGTAGAGGTAGACGAGCTAGACGATACAGACCGTGGCGAGGGCGGCTTTGGGAGTACGGGGGTATGAGGATGAAAGTCGTGATGGCGTATGACTAAGGAGGAACAAAAATGAAAGTAAGCGAAGCAATCGAGATTTTAGAAAGCAAAGTATTGAGATCAGAAGAAAACTTAAAACATTTCCCCAAAGAAAGCCAAGGTTACGCTGCTAACGAGGCGAGAATTATCGCATACAACATCGCCATCAACACACTACAGCAATTAGACGAACCACAAGCCGAGAAGGTGGAAGTGCCTGATTATGTGGCGGAGTGGTATGAAGTAAACAAAGGTAACTTAGAGTTTAACATTGCATCAGCATTTCATCGCATTGGTCGCAACACACATAACCCACAACATTCAATTTATGAATGGTTGAACGACAGTAATAACGAGCCAATGCAAACATTATTCAAAATGAAAGACGGCTACACCGTCAAGCCTAAGCGGTGGGTGGTAGTTAACAAGAAGGGGCGATATTTTATGCACTTTAATTCTGATGCAGAACATCCATTTGAGAAAGTATTTGGCTTTGATGCATCAGATGGATATCCATTTACCAATCGCGCCAAAGCCGAGGCAGTCGCTACGTTGGTTGATGGGAGTGTGGAGGAAGTATGAGAAAGAAAATTGTAGCAGTAGTAAATGACCAAACAGAAAGTATAGTTGCTGTACTTGAAGGGCATCATTATTATTTTCCTTTTTCGGGAGTACCATCTAAGTACATTGAAGAGACCAACCGCTACGGCGAGATTGGTGAGTGCTCAATGATTAAGATTGACTACTTTGGTTTTGCACGATATATATCAACTGAAAATTATTCATTGGTTTATGAGGAGGTAGCGGAGGCATGATCGAGAAAGCAGATTACGTCATTTGCTCTACTCCAAGCTACATCTCCCTTGATTGTCCAAAATGTGACGATCATATTGAAATTGATTGGAAGAAAGTTGAAGGGGCGTTCGGTGTCAATCTTTACTACGGAAATTGTGGAGCAATAGTGTGCCAGAACTGTGGGCATGATATTGAATTAGGCGATGCGGAATATGATTGAGGAGGTAGCGGAATGAAAACACCACTCGAAATCATCGAATACGAACTGGCAGGCGTGGAGAAAAATATCAAAAAGCTAGGCAAGCCAAGGTTCTACCAGTTTAAAAATAAGTGGTGGTTGAACTATTGGAAGGGCGTTAGATTTGGCATGTTACGAATTAGGGAAATGATACAGATTGAGGAGGTAGCGGAATGAATATAAAAGCGACAGTTTGGTTAAAAGACGGGAACAATGCAGAAATCATGCTTCACAATACAACATTACAGGCAGAATCCAGACAATATTCGGAAGCTATGAAATATCAAGTTATTTCTCACGATGGTCCGACCAGCATACAACTGATTCCAGTTGAGCATATAGCGATGATTAATTTGGAGGAGGTAGCGGAATGAAATATAAAGGGAAATCTATGATGAGCTTGAATCAAATGGCAGAAATTGGAATTAAATACCAAGGTGATGGGTATGTTACTGGGTTTCCAATCATTTCTGACAATGATGCTTATATTTTAAATGGCGTGATTGAAGCCAACGAGGAGTATATCGCTATTGAACAGTGGATACCGGTATTTCCAGAATCATTACAGCCTGTCTCTCCCTCTCTCACCGACGATCAGCAGGTCGTGTTGGAGTGGTTGAAGGAAGAAACGCAGCGGCGCAGAAATATCCATGCAGCATTATATTGGTTTTATGAAACTAATGTTGAATTAGACCTGATTCCATCTAGCTTATCAGATGTGGAATGGTGCCAAGTCCTCGCTGCGTTTGCGGAATGGGGCTTGAACTCTTGCCAAAATGGAAACAGTTGAACTGTTAAGCAATCCTTAACGGTTCCACCGGTTGCAAACTGACAAACGGCATTGCATCAACGTTTAGAGTAACTTAAAATCGTCCGTTCTACCGTTCGATAGGCGGGCGATTCGAGTGAGGGAGGAAGGAAATGGACGAATTGAAAGATTTAGAAAGAGAAAACGAACAACTAAAAAAAGAAACGGTTGACCTAGCGAAAGAAGCCGCCGTTAAATCGTGGGGCTGTCTATGGAGTTTAGCACTTATGGTGTTTTCTATCGCATTAGGCGGATTTGTGGCGATGAAACTGTGGAATGGATTGATTGTACCAACGTTTGGCCTTGCGACGTTGAGTTACTGGCAAGCGTTTGGCTTAGATGTATTCGTTAGCTTTCTGACCGCCAAAATTGGAAATAAGAATGATGGGTACGAGAATAATCAAAAAGCGTATGTATCTATCATAGCCACATTGCTATTTTGGGGAATTGGGTCGATCGCAATGATGTTTATTTAGGAGGCAGAACATGACAGTCCAAGAATTAATTAATGAATTAATGAAAATTGAAGATAAGTCCATGATTGTGGAAGTCACACAAATGATGGTTGGTGAATACTTCACACACGAATCAGAACGAGTAGAAATTGAAGGGAACACAGTCTATATCTGGTAGGAGGAAATTATGATTATCAAAATGATTGTAGGAGCGTTGTTCTTTCTGATGACCTTGTTGTTGGGTTACTCACGCAGGAAAAGACTAGTCTAACTAGTCTTTTTTCCTGCGAAGGTTGCATTATGAGCGCCAATTAAAAAGTTTTGAATAAAAGGCACGCTGTTTTTTGGAGTTAATGCTGTCATCTCGCCAAAAGCTTTTATGTTATACGCGATACAAAGTTTAAAGTAATCTTCTAAGAAGTCATCAAGTGAATCACCTTCCTGCTTTGGACTATCTCTTAATAGTTTTTGAAGATGGATTTTACTGTTTTTGCGATCGCCGCCGGCAGATAGTGCTTTTCCAAATTTGTAACCTGCATCTAAAAATGATTTTAATTTAACACTTTCTTCTTTATCAATCATATGTTCCCCTTCTTTCGTTTGATTTAATTTAGCTAACTCATTTTCAAGTTCGTATTGTGCTAATTTATTACGAATGTCAGACATTGACATTTCAGCAAAGTAAGAAAATTCATCAAGAATTTGGATTGGCAGGGAAGCAACGGGCTTATCACGCTGCTTCCATGTCGACAGGGTTTGCTGACTGATTGAACTTTGTTTTGCGAATGCATAAACCGACATTTTTAAATCAGTTTCAATAAATTCAGTTACAGGGTAAGTCATATTATCGCTCCTTTTCTAAGCAAGATTTTTTAATTCTTCAATAATTTGCGAATCAACAGAAAATTTAATGTTTTTAGATTTTAAGTCATCTATCAGTGCTTTTGTTTCCAAATCATTCATATTTGCATATCCTGTATAGATATCAAACTTGCGACCAGCAGGGGCCCAAAAACCGCCGTTTTCCCACGGATTGTCCCAAGAGTAATATTCTGTAAGAACCACCGCATGATTGTGATACTCGCTAAGTTCAAAACCAACTTGATTTTCTCCCACGTTTTGATAAAAAGAGGATTGCTTAGTGATTAGAATAGTTTCTACTTTTTTTGTTTTCATGATGATCTCTCCTTATTATTAATATTTTTTAACCAATTTTTCTATATGTTTCTTTCAATTGATTCAACTTATCGTTTTCTTTTCTAATGAAAAAATCTGCAATAATAAAAGATTCTGAATCATAATTACTAAATAATTGTTCAGCGCGTTTGATATTTTTTTTAGTTTTTATGAATGTTACATCGTCAACAACAACTGCTTTGTCTTCTTTAACAGAAACAAGTGAATAGAATTCTGTGTTTTCAACATAACCTTCAAATTCGCCAATTTCGTGAGTGTCAATGATTAATTCATAAACATCGTCGTCAGTAAGTTCGTCGTAGCATAATTGTAAGTCGATGTAGTGACTGTTAATTCGTTTTCCTTCTACATAATATTCAGTATCATTTTTTGTAATTTCAAACTGACTATTTTTTTCAGTTGAGTAACGGTCGTGTTTCACAACGTATTTAGCAACAACTGCTTCGATAACTTTTTCGATTTCTTTAACTTCAGTATTTTTGTTGAATTTAATAATTGTTCTCATATTAATCGTCTCCTTTTTTTATATCTCTCTCATCTACATTTATATTATACAACGTATGAGTAGTAATTGTCAACAATAAATGAGTAGTATTTTAAATTTTTTTATATGTTTTATTTATTGGCGTTTTGGCATTTTTACAAATTATATTTTTTTAAAAGCAAAGATATAATTGAATTAGTTACAACGATTTCAAGTTGGGAGGCAGGCAGTTGAAAAAAGGCACATTCAAAATGCTAGAAGGTTTGATTGAAGATTATCCAACAATGGAAAGATATATTAAGCGAGTTGAATTAGAAATAGAATATCCGTGGCAGCAATCAGATGATAATGTTGGAGGTTCTCGCTCTACTTCTGCTACTTCTGCCACGGAGCGTGCAGGGCTAAAGTTAGCGACTGACAAACACTTGCGATTGCTTAGAGAACGCAAGAAAGCTTTAGATAAAACTGTACAGTCAGCTAAGCCAGAGACGATTAAAATCATCCGATTGTGGTATTGGACTAAGCCTCGAACAAAAACGTGGGATGGCATAGCAGAAGAAGTAGGCTATTCAAAACGCATGTGTCATCTATTGCGGAATGAATTCATTGAAAGCCTAGGCAAAGAGCTAGGAGAAATTAATTAATTATTGCACTATCATTGCACTTTTGAGGTCTGTCAAGGTGTTAAACTAGTATTATCAAAAGAAGCGGGAAACAGACAGAACAGCTATGACATGAGATTTCCTCCTGAAATCAAATTTAAAATGATGGTGTCTGGTTTCCCGTTTAAAATTAACTGTTTAGATCACTCATAACGAGTGGTCTTTTTATTTTGAGGTGATTACATGATTGATGTAACTACTAAAGAATCTAGAGCTAGGTTTTATGGTTCTTCTGAATGGCGGAAGCTAAGACGGTTTGTCTTGGAACGCGATCATTACGAGTGTCAATGGTGTAAGGCAGAAGGGCGAGTAACAACAGTCAATGATGCGATACTTGAGGTCGATCATATCAAAGAGTTAGAAACAAATCCAGAGCTGGCGTTTGATTCAGACAATCTAAGGGTTTTGTAAGGACTGCCACAATCGCCGACACGGAAGATTTAATTATCGTCCTAGCAAGAAAGAGAAGAAATGGGACGATGAGTGGTGGTAGAGAATTGGCACGTTAAAGTCCATAAAAAACGACACAATCGCATGAACTATCGGGGAGAGCAAAAGAAAAAGAAGTGGAACGATGAGTGGTGGTAAAAAGCGTAAAGGAGTTGATTGACTTGGAGAAGCTATTAGAAAAACAAGATGTAACCTTTGATTCAAATGGTAAAGTTCCTAGGCTCTATATCAAAGGGCAGGAAGTAAATGTGGTTGCTATGACTAATTATTATGTTACTAGTCATGATCGATCGTCAGGTTTAAGTTCTGTCACCTTTGTGTATTTAGTGAGTAAAGATAATCCAGAAGAGAAAGTATTATCTATTGATAGAATTACCGGAGAGGTGTTGAATCAATGACTAAAGAAGTTAAGGCTTGGCTTCAAGAAACAATTAACAAATTAGAATCATTCAAACAGAAAGTTGAAGATGGCCAAGTGATTGTTAAAGATGGTGATTATTCAGTAACAAGACCAGTGCCAGATAGAGAACAGGCGACGTACGATTACATCTCGTTGTCAATAGATTATGTGGAAATCAAAACTCAAACAAAGGGAAAATAATTTGTCGACCTTGAAAGTACCCCCCCATGAAAAGTTTTCATAAAAATTACAGAAAATCTAACCGGTGGATGGGGTCAACTACGCAGATGTTCTTACTAAAAGTGCGTAACCCCTACCCCTGCCGAAACTAATACAAAGAAGGTGAGATTATTGTGGCGATTAGCGAACGAGATAAATTAGTGAACAAAGAAAAAAATAGATTAACGCAACTATTCAAAGATATTCCTGACGGAAAGAAAAAAGTAGTTGAAGGTTTGATTGTTCAAGCGGCACGCTTGCGGGTATCATTGGATGAATTATGGCAAGATTTGACGAATAATGGTGATTATGAAGAGTTCACCCAATCAGAAAAAACACCGTCATATGAACGAGAGCGTCCAGCAGCTAAATTATACAATGCCCGTGATCTTGCCTATCAGCGTATTATTAAGCAACTATCCGATCTGCTTCCTGAAGGTACTCCAAAACCAAATGATGGGCCTTCTGCTGATGGAAGTGATTTATTGTGATACCTTATTTTTTTGAAGAGTATGTGGATTTATATGAACGCGGAATTATTCCGTTTAATAAAGAACGTATTCAGCTTATTAACTATTTAAAAAATGAAGTCCTTGTTCGAGATGATATCTATTTTGATGAAGACATGATTCAAAACTTTATTAGATATGCCGAGAAGAATTTCTTCCCATTAGCCAAATATCAAAAATTTATCACACCTTTCATATTTCTTTATCGCAAAGAAGATGACGAGGTGTTTTTTGATGAGTTTTTAAACTCGATAGCGCGCGGGGGCGGAAAGAACGGTTTTATGTCTGCTAGAGATTCTTTCTTTATCAGCCCATTGCATGGGATAGAAAATTATGACGTTACCATAACGGCTAATTCTGAAAAACAAGGAAAAGTGAGTTTTAAGGAAGTTTACGAAACAGTTCAACGAAAAAGGTTAGAGCAACAGTTTTACCTAACAAAAATGGCAATCACCAATCGTGTGACAAATTCAATATTTAGTTATCGCACTAATAACCCAAAAACAATGGATAGTGCCCGTGATGGCTGTTTGGAATTTGACGAAATCCACATGTTTGAGAATTCAGATATTGTCGATATTCAGCGGAGTGGGTTAGGCAAGATTAAACACCCCCGCACTTTTTACAACGGGACAAACGGTCATGTAAGGGAAGGTTTTTATGATCGTATTTTGGAAAGAGCACAAAAAATATTTTCTGGCGAAGCGAAGAACGATCGCTTGTTTCCCTTCATCTGTAAATTAGACACCATCGATGAAATGGATAATCCGAAAATGTGGTCTAAAGCTAATCCGATGTTTGAAGAAGATTCACCCTATGCTAAACGATTGTACAGCACAGTGATGAAAGAATACTTGAAATTAGAGGAAGAGCCGTCGGGACGCAAGGAATTTGTTGTAAAACGAATGAATTTTACTGAAGGCGATGCCGAACGTGATGTAGCTACGCATGAACAATTGTTAGCAACCAATCAAATGGTGAAAATTCCTTTGGGTTCGCATTGCGTTGCTGGATTTGACTATGCAAGTATCCGTGATTTTGTCAGCGTTGGATTGTTGTTTAAAGTCGAAGATAAATTCTATTGGTACCAACACAGCTTTGCTCGAAAAAAATTTCTAGATTCCTTTAAATTGAAAGCACCGATTCGAGAATGGGAAGAACAAGGAATTGTAACTATTGTGGATGAACCCTCAATTGACCCACAGCATTTAATCGACTGGTTGAATGAAAAGCGCAATGATTATTTTATTGATTTAGTTTGTGCTGATGGATTTCGAATGGACCTTCTGAAACCTTTACTAGAAAAAGAAGGTTACACATACGAATTTTTAAGAAATCCACGTGGTGTACAAGCCAAAGTTGCACCAATTATCGAGGATGGATTTGCCAATGAACGCTTTATCTTTGGGAATGATCCTATGATGCGCTGGTATGTTAATAATTCGTTCGTTAAGGAAGATTCATTGGGTAACAGAACATTTTTGAAAAAAGAACCTGTCAGAAGAAAAACGGATGGTTTTCACGCTTTTTTAGCAGCTTTGTATAAACGTGAGTCTATTGAGGAAACTGCGAGTTTTGCTGAATTTATGGATTTGATGGATGATTTGGATTTTTAGGAGGTAAGGCAATGTATAAACCACAATATTTGAATGTCGAACGACAAGAAAAAATATTAATGGCAGGCGACAAAGTTTATTTTCGAAAAACTACCGCAGTGCCGTTGGGGTATCGCAAGAAACCTCCAGAAGAAAAAGTGAATAAATCCGGTAGGCGATTTACATCAAGGAGTTAGAACAAAAATAATTGAAAGGGGGTGGAGGTGTGTGGTTATGGGATTTGTTTAAAAGCTCCATAAGAAAAGAAGACCCATCAAATTGGATTCCGGATCTAAACTATGAAGGAGATTCCGCTCAAAGGGCATATCTTAAAACAATGGCAAAGGATACAGTGATAAATTTTGTTGCCCGAACAATGTCGACTTTAGAAGTTGATATACAGAACAAAGATGGAACGGACTGGGAATATATTCTAAATGTACGACCAAATAGCGATCAAACGGCTGCTGATTTTTGGCAAGCCTTTTTTTATCGATTAATTGATGAAAATGAAGTATTGGTTATCAAAACAGATGATGATCAATTACTAATTGCGGATGACTTCAATCGTACTGAATATGCTGTATTTGACGATAGATTCGATAGTGTTACTTATAAAAACTATACATTTAATCGAACGTTTGAAATGTCGGAAGTTATTTATATGAATTACAACAATGAAAAGCTTGATAGATGGACAAAGGGTCTGTTCGCTGATTATGCTGAACTGTTTGGAAGGATTCTTGAAGTTTCAATGAGAAATAATCAGATTCGCGGATCTGTGGCTATCGAAGCGACTGGTACTCTAGCCAATCAAAAAGATGATACTGGAAGGACTAAGGCTCAAAGACTTCAGGAATATATTGACAAAATTTATAATTCTTTCCGAACTAAATCGGTAGCTATTGTTCCAAAAATGAAGGGTTTTGAATACGAGGAATATACAAATAAACAGGGAGTATCAAATCAATCACTAGATGAATTAAATAAATTAAAAGTGACATTGATTGATGATGTAGCAAATATGATTGGTGTTCCTACTGCTTTAATATATGGAGAAAAATCTGAATTGAAAGATAACATGGATGCCATGCGTAAACTTTGTACGAATAGTTTGATAAAAAAAGTTAAAGATGAACTTACCGCAAAATTAATAGAAAAAAAAGACTATCAAAAGGGAGTACGTATTGAAATTCGTGGTGTTATGCGTCGTGATCCTTTAGAGTTAGCAGACAATATTGACAAACTTATTTCATCAACAGTTTTTACTGGAAATATGGTGTTACAAGAATTGGGATATCCGAAATCCGATGATCCTGAAATGGATAAACGTTTGATGACCAAGAATTTAACAAAATTGAAAGGGGGTGGAGCAAGTGACGAAACTTAAAAAAATACCATTTTTAGTAACAGCAGAAGCAGGAACGAAACAAACCGTGTTGACTTTGTCTGGAACGATTCGAAAACGTTACTGGTCAGATGATGACTGTATAGACGCGAAGTTAGTGCGAGATCAACTGGATAATGTCAAAAATGATGTGACGATTCGTCTTAACTCGACTGGCGGTGACGTATTCCAAGGAGTTGAAATTTACAATTACCTAAAAAATCATCCGTCTAAAGTGACGGTCGAAGTGACAGGCACAGCAGCTAGCGCGGCAACATTTATTTGCGCTGGAGCTGATAAAGTCATTATGAATACGGGAACTACTTTCATGATCCACCGAGGAGCTACTTATGCTTGGGGAAATAAAAATGATATTGAAGCGACATTAAAAATGCTGGAAACCATTGATGAGTCAATTATCAATATCTATACAGAATTAACTGGTCAAACTGCTGATCAGATTGAATCCTGGATGGATGAGGAAAAATGGTTTACAGCAAACGAAACTGTGGAATATGGTTTTGCAACTGAAGTGAAAAGCAAAACTGAACATAGTTCAGCCAATGAAGAACTCAAAGCAATGGTCGAAGACGCTGTATCAGCAGCATTCGCAGCAAGCCATACCATAGTAGCACAAGCAACAGAACCAAATTCTTTACCAGAAACAAAAACAAAAAAATCACTCTTAGCTCGGCTAAGTAAAAAGGAGAGTAAATAAATATGATGAAATTAAACACTAAAGCAAAAGATGCTTTGGCCCAATTCAAGGCTGTAACTGGCTCTGAAAATTCTACACCAGATCAAATTTCGGACGCTATGCAAGCAGCCGTGACTGCAATTGCTGAAGATGCAGGTGCAAAGGTTCGTGCAGAATACGAAGAGCTAAAAAATGTGACAGATAATAACGTTTTGCAAGCTCGTGGCATTCAAACTCTGACAGCAGAGGAAACAAAATTTTACAATGAAGTACAAAAAAATGGTGGTTTTGATAATGACTTAGTTTGGCCACAAACAATTTTTGAGCGCATCTTTGAAGATATTCAAAAAGATCATCCAATTTTACGTTTGGTAAAATTTTCGCCCACTGTTGGTCTAACCAAAGTCATCCGTTCTCGTCGAAAAGGCGTGGCTGTTTTTGGCCCATTACACAAAGACATGGAAGGGCAACTAGACGCAGAATTTGGTGCTACTGAATATACTCAACTGGCATTGACTGCGTTCTTTTTAATTTCAAAAGATACTTTAACTTTAGGACCGCGATGGATTAATCGATATGTACGTTTATGTTTATCCGAAGCCGTAAAAGATATTTGGGCGCAAAAGATTATCGTCGGAACTGGTAATAACGAACCAATTGGTTTGTTAAAAGATTTAGACGGTGCTGTAGTTGGTGGTAAATATCCAGATAAAGCTGTTGCTGGGACTTTAACATTTAAAGACGCTGCAACAATGGTCACTGAAATGGCGGGCGTGTTGAAAAAAGTTTCTAAATTCGAGCGTTCTATCGGTGATGATGATGAAAACCCGGAAGAAAAATACCGGAAAGTGCGTGGGAAAATTAGCCTATTGGTCAATCCTGCAAATTACTACGATATCGTTGCTCGTGTGACTACTCAAAACGCAAATGGTGTTTTTGTAACAAATCTACCATTTATTTCCGAAGACAAAATCGTGGAATCAGAAGACGTACCAGTTGATAAGTTGATTGTCTTTGTCGATGGCGAATATGAAGCTACACAATCGCAGCCTGAAAAAGTTTATGAATACAAAGAAACATTCGCTATGAAACGTGCGGTGTTGTATGCGATTGATATGTTGGGTAATGGTCAGCCTGTCGATAATTTTGCAGCACAAGTCTATGATATAAATATTCCTGCTGAAGGCGAAACCGAAACACCCTAAAACTGCCACATTAAAAGTGGCAATACCGGATGAAACGTGGACTATTCCAGAAATCAAGAAATATCTCGATACAAAGGGAATTGATTACAAGTCCTCTGATACGAAACCTGCATTATTAAGTAAAGTAGGTGATTAGATGGATGAACTTTTAAAGGAATTTAAGGCTAGAATGAAAATTTATCACTCTTCCGAAGATGATAATTTGAAAATGATTTTAGCTGCTTCCAAGGAAGAAATCCAATCGCTGGTAGGAATGTTTGATTTAACAGAATATCCGCGAGGAAAAGAATTGATTTTTGAAAGAGGACGTTATGCATATAATGACCAATTGGAATATTTTTACCCAAACTTTCAAGAATCGATTTTAAACATAAGTATAGATTTAATGTCTGCGGGTGAAGATAATGGCAATTAATCAAAATTACAAACGGCCTAAGACTGGTGGTGCAGAACTTCGCACGCCAGTCTTTTTCTATGCTTATGAACCGAACGAAGGACCATTTCCCGGAGAATCGGAAGAAAAGCTTATGCATAAAGCAATGGCTGAGGTTTACAATCCGTCAATGAAAGATTTGGAACTACTTAATAGTAAAAATACAAAACGGGCAGTCACGATTAATATTCGTGATCCATTGGATGAATTTCAACCAACAAACAAACACATTGTTGAACTGCAAGATTATCATTTTTTGGATGAGGCTGAAATTTTGAATGAAAACAAGAAATTTATCCGTTGGAACATTATTGATGTACAACCGAATCCTAAAGATAGCCGCTTTATTAAATTGATTCTTGGGGTGACGTCATGAGTGTTAAAGTAACTGGCACCGAAGAAATCATTCGGAATATTGAAGCAAAGCTTGGTAAAAATAAAGCAAATCGCGTAATTAATAAGGCATTGAGAAAAGCTGGTGAAAAAAACAAGCAAATCGTGAAGCAACAAGTATCAAGTTACATTGATACAGGTAAAACGCATGACTTGGTTATTACTAGTAACGTTAAGAGTAATCCTAAACGTGTGGAAACAGGATGGGCAAGTAAAGAACGAGCTCCGCTTGTTCACTTGAGTGAATTTGGTTACACCCGCAATGGTCGTTATATTCGCCCGCGTGGTTTTGGCAAATTACAGGGTGCTGTAGATAAAATACAAGATTCTGCATTTAATGAAATGCGCGCAGAGTTAGAGGAGTTGGGTCGATGAAATATATGATGATCGAAGTTTACGAAGCTATAAAAAATGATACTACTATAGCAAGTCTAGTGGATAGCGATAGGATTAAATTTTTTGAAGCGCCTGAAACGTTGGATACATCTAAACCGTTTATCATTATTGATTCGACTTTAGGTCCCTCTACTTCTGCTTACTTTGCGGCAAATAAGGAAATGTCGAAGCAATTTAGTTATCAGATAAATGTAGAATCTACTAATTATTTAACGACTAAAAAAATTGCAAAGGCAGTACAAGATGTGATGCGAAAAATGGAATTTGGGCAGCTTACGGGCGGCTTAGATACGTATTTTGCAGAAACAAAACGATACGTTGATGCACGGCGATATCGAAAAAATACAAAAATACACGATACAGATTATTAGGGGGAATAAATAAATGGAAACTTATGGTTTTGATAAACTTTCAATTCGAGTTTTAAAAAATGACTTAACACCGGACACTACGAAAAAAATTCATGTGCTGGACGGAACACCTAAAGAAGGTGGGCCAAAAGCAATGGAATTGACTGGACTTTCGAAAGAAGCTCAAAAAGTCTTTGCCGGTGACCGTGAATATTACATTGTACGAAAAGGTACGGGTAATGTTGCGTCAAACTTCGGCTTACTGGACATTCCGTTTGCAATTGAACAAGAATTGTTAGGATTAGTAACGTTTGGAACGGACGGTGGTATTGATGGATTTGGTAAAAATACTGAAGCGCCTTATTGTGCAGCAGTAGCTGAATCAGAAGACTTATATGGGGAACCTGTCGCATTTGCGTTTTTAGCAGGTTCTTTTAATCGCGATGGGTTTTCGCTTGCGACCAAGAATGATGAAGACTTTAATCCTGAAGCTGGTGAATATGTCTACAATGCGATGTCACGTGATATTACGATTGATACAAAAACCGAATCAATGACAGTAATGCGAGCTTTTGGGAAAGAAAACGTGGAATCGTTAAAAACAGCGGTTTTGGGAACTGAAACACCAAGCGGAGAATAATAAATTAGGAGGCTAATCAGAAATGATTAGTCTCTCTTTTTTTGGAGGAAAGTATATGGATAAAACTATTAAATTGAGACTGCGTATGAAAAACGGTGTCGTTAAAACCTTTATGACAGATTTTGTTCCTTTTTCAAAACGGCAGGAATATATCCGAAAAGAAGCTGAATTAGAGGAGCGAAAAGACGAAGAAGGGAACCCAATCATTCCAACACAAAATGATTATTCGGAACTTCAAGCAGAATTTGTGGCTGGGTTATTTGATGATAAAGAAGTTACTGGAAAAACAATTTTAAATGGAATTGATACTTTGGAAAGCGATCAGATCATGGAAATTATTCGCTATAGAGTTCTTGGCTTCTCAAAAGAAGAGGAAGAAGCCGCAAAAAAAGCACTGGCGGAGGAACTCTTACTTGGCGAGAATTCTACGATCTAAATCTGGAGTTTGTCCGCGAAGTAATTGGAAGTACGAATATGGGAATTCGAGATTTGATGGAAACGGATTGTGTAGATGTGGATGAAATCTTACTTGCATCTTCCAATAAGAATAAAAAGAAGAAAAAAGATATTAAACCGTTAGCGGAACTTGTTAAAGGGGGTGCCTAAATATGTCTGGTGGGACACCGTTAGGAAATATGGTCATTAAATTAGGTTTAGACGATGCCGATTTTGGCAGAGGCGTTGCGAACTCGAAAAAGCAAGTAAGCTACTTTGCAAAAGAAATGCAAGCGAATATGAAGATAGCTGACATGGCTGGAAATTCACTTGGTAAATTGCAATCTAGATTTGGTTCTTTGACCAACATTGTTCAGGCGCAGGAAAAACAAGTTAATGCTTTAAAAACAGCATACGACAAGTCATTTGATGAGAATGGCAAAGCAACAGAAGCGACAAAACGTTACGCAGCACAATTACAAGCCGCGAATGGGAAACTAGCGGATTACAAACAACAGCTAATTCAATCCGCTGGAGCCTTAGCAGAATATAAGGTTAAAAATGAAGGTTTAACTGGGGCGATTTATAAAGGCTCTGAAAAAATGATTTCTGCTGGAAGCAAAATGGCTTCTGTGGGATCTAAGTTAACAGCAGGTTTAACCTTGCCGATTGCTGGCGCAGCAGTAGCCGTTGGAAAAGCTGCTATCTCGTGGGAATCGGCGTTTGCGGGGGTGAATATTTTGCCCTCCCTTATAGCGATATAGGGGTAATTAAATCGAGCAAAAACGGTGAAGACTAAGGGTTTATGGTATAATAAGAAATGTAGGGGTTTTTATTATGCCTAAATCTATGTTAATACCGTGCTAACTTACTAGATTTCGCAAGGCTAGTAAGCAGTGTAGAGCGTAGGAGCTGAATAAATATAATGCTCCCAAGAGTGTTCGAGGACTATTTGATAGTCCAAAATGTACGCCGAGCTTACAGGAAACTGTAAGAAGTGAGGGATAAAAAGCCCACACGATAACAAAACTGGAAGAAAACCAATGACGAGGTAGTTGATAGTACCGGTCAAGTCGTATATTCTTACAAAGATTTAGAAAATGGATTAAGAGGGTTGGCGAAAGAACTTCCAGCTAGTCATGCTGAAATTGCAAATGTTGCGGAAGCTGCAGGGCAGCTCGGCATTCAAACTGAAAATGTCACTGCATTTACTAAAACGATGATTGATATGGGTGAATCTACAAATTTGTCTGCAGAAACAGCAGCGACAGAGCTGGCACGATTTGCCAATATCACACAGATGTCACAGAGCAAATTCAGCAATTTAGGATCAGCAATCGTTGATCTTGGTAATAACTTTGCGACGACAGAAGCGGAAATCTCAGCAATGGCTTTACGACTCGCGGGTGCTGGGTCACAGATTGGCATGAGTGAGGGTGATATCCTAGGCTTTGCGGCCGCACTATCATCAGTGGGTAAACATCAATGCCCAGTCGTTAAGAAATTAGCGGCTTAAAACATCAAGTGAATTCATGGAAAGCTAAGGTTATTTAAATATGGTATAATGGGAGTGTGGCTAGGGTAGCTCCCGAACGACAAGTACCCGCTTGTCTGCCACAAATTTTAATGGGTGGTTACTTGGGAGGTAATCGAATGACAAGAAGAAAATTTACTGATTCTTATTTTAAGAAATTAGTATTTGAACTGGTAGCAGATGAGTATACTTTTATAGAACCTTATAAAGGCATTACGAAAAAACTAGCAGTTCGTCATGAAAAATGCGGGCATCGATATGAAACTACGCCTTACCATTTTCTGGACAGAGGGCAACGTTGCCCAAATTGTAACTATATGCGCAAAAGAACACCGGAAGAATTCGAAAAAGAGTTTCATGAAGCTTTAGGTGACGATTATGAAATCTTGACACCTTATAAAGGTGCTAGAGAAAAGATAAAAGTTAGGCACAAAATTTGTGGATGTGAATACTTGCAAACAGCAAGTGAGGCAAAACAGGGAAAAGGATGCCGTAAATGTTCAATAGAGAAATTCATAGGTAACCGCCTGAAGTCTGAAAAAAGGTTCATCCAAGATTTTGAAAGGGTGTCAAACAGCGAGTATCAGCTTCTGTCTAAATATGTTAATGATGGTGAGTATATAAATGTAAAACACAAAGATTGTGGTTTAGAATATTCAGTTGTAGCTGGAGCTTTCTTAAATGGGAGGCGATGCCCCAAGTGTGGAATAATAAATCGAGCAAACAAGCAACGTAGAACACATGAACAGTTCGAAAAACTTGTCTTGGAATTAGGGATAAACGAGTACGCTGTACTTGAAAATTATAAAAATTCTCAAATTCCGATAAAGCTTAAGCATCTATCTTGCGGGCATATTTACTCAGTAAGACCAAACGATTTTTTGCGAGGGAAACGATGTCCAAAATGCAATCAAAGTCATGGAGAAACAAAGATATACCAGCTACTATCGAACTACAACATAAAATTCACAACACAATACAGATTTAGCAATTGCAAAGCAAAACGATCGTTGCCTTTTGATTTTGCGATTTTAGATGCCAATGAAACTGTTGTTGCAGTAATCGAGTATCAAGGGATACAACATTATCAAGCAAATGATTTTTTTGGTGGCGAAGTTGCATTTAAAAAAAGACGAGAACACGATGCTATTAAAGAGAATTATTGTAAAGCTAACAATATTCGGTTTGTTGAAATCCCATATTCAATGACCGATAAAGAAATAGAAAAAGCCATATTTGAATTAACTATGCCAATCATGAGCCAAGCCTGTCGGGAAACTGCAGGAAGGTGCAACGACTAGATAAATTAACCTAAGCAAAAGCAGTCATTTATTTGATTGCTTTTTTTGTATGGCGAAATATCCACGAGCGCTTGATACCTTAACGTTTAAGGCGAAGGTAATGATATAGTCTGAACTTATAGGAAACTATAAGAAGCAAAGGATAAAGAGCCTTTGCGATAACATAATTGGTTGAAGCGGAAGCGGGTAAACAGAACTGCCCGACTGTTTGGAAACAAGCAGCATAGAAATCGGCAAAATCGGTAGAACACTCACGTAGTCAATACCGAGGTAAGCAGAAACATCATCTGCCACCGTAGAGCATAGGAGATGAGCATTAAGAGAGCAATAATTCTTCCACGAGTGTCGATTGCCCTAACAAGTAAAGTTGAGGGTAAAAATATATGCCGAACTTACTGGTGACAGTAAGAAGTAGAGGATAAAAAGCCTTTACGATAACAATTGGGTTCTGCATTTTCAAAAGTAATGGTAAATATGCAGTTAGCTGTAGAAAACGGTGTAGGTGCATTTGATGAATTATCCGCAATGGGGTCAAAAGCTGGTATCTCTTTATCTGATATTTCAAAAGCGGTTCAAGATGGCGGAAAAAATCTTAAGTCTACTGCTAGTCAAATGGGATTGACAAATACACAACTTCGCTCGATGTACAAAGAAGCTGATAAGTCTGCAATTGCTTTAGAGAATTTTTCTAAAGTGGCGGGATTAACAAATGCGGAATTTGCAGACCTGTTTAAAAAGGACCCTTCAAAAGCAATTATGAAATTTGTTGAAGGTTTGTCCCACGCGGAAGAAAAAGGAACTTCTGCCATTAAAGTTTTAAATGACATGGATATTAAAGAAGTTCGTCTACGTGATAGCTTGCTTCGCGCTGCGAATGCGAGCGGTGTATTCGGTGATGCAATCGCTACTGGTAACAAAGCTTGGAAAGAAAATACTGCGTTGACAGAGGAAGCGAGCAAGCGTTACGAGACTACCGAATCAAAATTAAAAATGCTAAAAAACGAAGCTGTGGATGCTGCGATTGAATTGGGTGGCCCACTTATCGATGCATTGCGTGATGGACTGCAAGCTAGCAAGCCTCTAATAAAAGGTCTGGGAGATTTAGCTAAATCATTTAGCTCGTTAGATAAAGAGCAACAGCAAAATATTATTAAATGGGTAGGTATAGCTGCTGCAGCAGGTCCAGTTTTATCAATTGCTGGAAAATTAACTGGTGGTATCGGTAAGCTAGGTAAATCATTTATTGATTTAACAGCTAGTATGGCGAAGAAAAAAGCTATGACAGCTATGGCTGCTGAAATGGCTTCGGGTGCTGTATCTGCCACATCAATGGGTACTGCTGTAGCTGGCGCAGGAACGAAAGTTGGTTTATTCGGCAAATTAGCTGGCTTGGCTGGAGGCAAAGCCGGTGTGGGTGCTTTAACAGCTGGGTTATCTGGCGTTGCGGTTCCCGCAGCGATTGCTGTAGGCGGTGTAGCTGCTGTAGGTGTTGCCCTTTATGCAGCGAATAAAGCGTACGAATCAAATCAATTAGCTGGTGCACGTTGGGGTACGAAAGTCACTAAAGAGCAGGACAAAGTAATAAAAAAAGCTTACGAGTTAAACGAAAAGGCTTCTACGTATGTCAATGAATATGCAGATGGAATTGCTTCTTCTGCCGAAAAGGCGAAGAAAGCGAACCAAGAAATAGTTAATTCAATTCAAAAAGTTTTAGATAAAGAAATTGAACGCAAAAAAAAAGCTGCTGAAAAAATTACTGATGAAGATGAGAAGAAAAAAGCTGAAAATTATATTAAATGGCAAGAAACAGTTAATAAAGCAGAAGTACAGCAAGCAAAAAAGAAAGTTGATGCAATCAATCAGATACTAATAAATGCATCAAAAAATAATCGTAATCTATCAAATGAAGAGCGTCAATTTATTGCAAACAATTATAAGCTGTTAAGTCAGGATCAGTTAAAGGCTGCTGGATTTAGCAAAAAGCAACGTTTAGCAATTGAGACAGCATATCAAGCTGATGTGTCGAAATTAAATTATAAGGATTTATCAAAACGACAAGAAACTTTGCAAAATGCTTTGAAAGACGAAAAATCAGCCTATGAAAAACAAGTTGAAAGCCTAAAAACAATTTACGCTAAAAATCCACAAGCACTAAAAGCTTCAATGGATAAATTGAATAAAGAATACAAGCAATCTACTGATACTTTAGTGACAGGATTAGCCAAAGTATTTCAAGCGCAAGGCAAAGATATTTCTCAACTGTCAGAAGTTTGGAAAGCGTATGGCTATACCACCGATGAAGTGTTATCTCTAGTCAATACGTCCGTTAAAGCATCGTCAGATAACTTAGATTTACTTGCTAAAGGTACCAGTGAAGCAGATATGGCATGGAATGCACTGGCGCTAGACCCCAAAACAGGCGAAGTCAAAACGAACATGGCTGAAACCTTAGTGGATATGGCAAAAACTGACGAAGGTTGGCAGCAACTGAAATTCATGTTAAAAAATGCCGATATTGAATCTAATGCCAAAGAAGAAGTTGCGGTTGCAATGGGTCTTGCTGGCAAGTGGAACCTCATGTATATGTCAGACAAACTTTTAACAGTTAATGGAGACGAAGCAAAAGTAGCATTATACGACACTATTGATGAGTTAAAAGCTTGGAACGAGTATGAAGCTGATCGCAAAATTCTTGGTGCAGATAACGCGGATGTCATATGGAAACTAATAGATTCAGAAGATAAGCTCAATGTTTGGAACACTATTCCAGCTTCTGATAAGAAATTACTTGCAGACAATACGGACTTTCTTTCTAAACTGCTCAATTCTGAAGAAGCTTTAAATCAATGGAAATCATTACCAGATTCTCAAAAGAAAATGCTTGCTGATAATTCTGATTTATTGGGCAAAGTATTTGCTTCCACAGAATCCTTTAATGCGTGGGGGAAATTACCTGAGCCAATAAAACAAATGTTGGGGAATAACCAAGATATTTTGGCGAAAGTTAAAGACGGAACTATATCTTTGCAAGATTACCAAAAAATAGAGCCAAACATTAAAAAACTTTTAGGTGATAGTAGTAGCGTTGTGAATGCTTCGAAATCTGGTGAAAAATCATTAAGGAGTTATCACGCGAATAACCCAGCAAAGAAAATCTTGCAAGGAACGTCTGCTAGTACACAAGCGGCCGCTAAGGCTGGTGAAGGGGCATTAAATCGATACCGTGGAAATAATCCTGCTCTAAAAAAATTACTAGGAAATTCAAGTAGTGTAGTTAGTGCATCGAATACGGGTGGGGTAGCTCTTAACCGCTTTAGAAATAACAATCCTGGTTCAAAAAATTTAAGAGCGATTGATAATGCTTCTGATCCCGCTAGATCAGCGATTGGCGCGGTTAATAACTTTAAGTCTGGTCCTTCTGTTATCACTAAAACACTAAATGTTGTTGCCAATTTAGGCAAAGGTGTAGCAAAGGTTTTAGGATTTGAAAAAGGTACTAATTACCATTTGGGCGGCCCAGCAATCGTAAATGACCAAAAAGGATTAACTTACAAAGAGTTAGTTTTGCCGAAAGGTGGCGTTCCATTCATTCCAGATGGACGGGATGTATTCCTTCCTAATCTACCGAAAGGCTCTAAAATCATTCCAGCTCGTCAAACTAAAAAATTAGTACCACATTATAAAGATGGAGTGGGTGTTCCTAAAAATTCTACACTGGTTCGTAATTTGGAAAAGATTAACACTCAAAATAACTTATCGAAGACAGAAATAATAATTGAACCGGAGAATTACTCTGAACAGCTTAATCAGATTATTAAATTGATGGGAAGATTTAGTTCGGATTTACAAAAACTTAAAATAGTAATGAATGAACGCGAAGTTGGCAGAATTATCACGAACGAACAAACAAAGAATAATAGAATGCAGTCAAGATTGGAGGGCTTAAGATGATTAGTGACTTAGTTATAACTTATGGAGGAGAAAATCTGACAAATTTCTTTGACTTGACTGCGGAACCTATTGGAAGAAACCTTCCAAATCGAGAAAATAGCACACAACAGATGGGGTTAACAAATGGTTCGCAATTTGTAGGAACGCGATACGCAGAACGGATTATCACTCTTAATATATATTCTGATAAGTATTCTGTTGATTATGTTAAAAATAAAATTAATGGTTTATTGAACGTTAAAGAACCTCAACCCTTGATATTTTCCGACAGGCCAAACGAAGTTTGGTATGCAATTCTGGATGGAGAATCAGTTATGACGAGGTCAATTGATTCTTTAACGGAGATTAACGGCGAACTTTCTTTCTTAGTTCCTTCGGGTTATTGTGAGGCTCTTAATCCATCAACATTTACCGCCACACCAAATGATGATGGAATTTTAGCAATGCAAATTGCGAATAACGGAACCGAAACCGCTGAATTATCATTTGAAGCGACTATGACTGATGATAATGGTTTTCTCGGAGCAGTAGGACCACTAGGAGCAATGGAGTTTGGAAGTATCACAGAAGTTGATGGCTATGTGGACATGGCTGAAACTGTGTATAACGATCAGATGGTTCCGTCTGACGCATCAAAATGGACTGCTAATGGAGGTTATATTGAGTGGCCTAATTCAAATGCGGGACTTCCAAATAAAGTTCAAGGTTCATTTAGTTGGACCGGTGAGACAGCTAAAGCGACAAATTTTGGCACAGCCTATAATGACAACCGTTGGTACGGTCCAACTATTGCAAAGGCAATACCTGCAAAAACAAGTGATGGTAAACGTGACGGGAATTTTGTTCATCGTTTTTGGTTAAATCACAAGTCCAAGAAAAATGCACGTTGTGTGGGTCGCCAAGAAGTTAATTTATCAGATGGAGCTAATCCGATTGCGACGTTTGTCATCTACGATGATAGTTCAAATTCAGTTCGAACATGCCTTGAATTTACGTTATTTGGTATCAAACAAGCACGAATTGTGGCGGATAAAGATTTCCAGGAATTTTACGGAACTGTCGAAATCATGAAAATTGGTAATGAAATTACATTTAAAGTTTACAATATTGATACTAAAAAGACGATTACGAAAACGTATTATGATGATCGTTTAGGTGCTGCAAAAATCACGCATAAAACCTATTGGTGTTCGCGATTTATGAATTTGCCAATTTGCGATATGAGCTTAAATTATTCGTTCTTCCAGTGGATTGGTTCCCAAGAATTTGTTGACGTACCAAATCGATATAGTAGTAGCGACGTGCTTTCGTACGACGGTTCTACTGGCAAATTCTATGTTAATGATACTTTGGCAATGAATGATATCATCGTTGGTTCAACAGATTTAAAAATTCCGCCGGGAAATTGGACTGTGGAATTTTATTACTCTGATTTCGGGAAAACTCCACCTCATATCGTAGGGACATTGAGAGAAAGGTGGCTGTAATTCTTGAAAATATATGTAATGACAAAAGCTGATGAGACGGTCGCTATTTTAGATAATTCACTTTCTGGTGCGATGCATTATTTTGACGATGAATTCCACAGATACCTAGAAACAGGGGCAAGTACTTTTGACTTATCGATTGCTAAAAAGCATATGATGTATTCTAATTCTTCAAAAGGTACAGAAGATGATTTCCAATATTTGAAAGAAAACCATTTTTTAGTATTTAGGTATAAAAACAAAGATTACAAATTTACAATTCGGCGTGTCGAGGAGACGGAAACCTCGTTACGCCTTTTTTGTGAAGATTTGTCGTTTGACTTATTGAATGAATATCGTGGTCCGTATAAGGCCGACAAAGCATATTCAATCTCAAAATATGTCAATGATTGTCTTGTAGATTCAGGGTATGAGATTGGAATTAATGAGTTCGCTAAAAACGAGCGTACTCTTGAATGGGAAGGCGACCAAACTGTTTTAAAACGATTGCTATCAATTTGTAATAGCTTTAGCGCCGAAATTGAGTTTGAAACTGTATTGAATGACGATCGCACCGTTAACAAACAGCTTGTCCATTTAAAAAAGAGTGTCGGTGTTAATCGAACAGATGTTGAGCTTAAATACGGTCGTGATGTCTCAAGTATTCGCCGTAATGTGGATGTTACAGAATTAATCACAGCCATCAAACCACGCGGTCATGAAGAAGACGGCAAAGTTACAACAATCGCGAATGTAGAAAAAGAAATCAAAGATGAAAATGGTAACGTAGTTTTCTATACTAAAAAGGGTTCGGAATACATCTATGCGCCGATGGCTAATCAAGAGTATGGGAACCCAAAACGAAAAGGCGGAGGCTACATTGTTGGCCAATTTAGCTACGATACTAAATCAGATACAGAGCTTTTTAATCGTGCGCTAACGGAGTTAGAAAAGAAATGTGTGCCGGCTTACGAGTTCGAGATTGAAGGATTTTATGACATCGATATTGGCGACACTATACGAGCAATTGATGAAGGATACAATCCAATTCTTTTGCTAGAAGCTCGAATTAGCGAACAGACAATCAGTTTTAGTGACCCAACGAAGAACAAGACAGTCTACTCAAATTATCGAATTTTACAAAACAAAGTCAGTCAGTCACTTTTAGATCGAATTGATGAAGTCAAAAAATACGCAGAACAAGTAGCTAAGACGTATATTTTTTCTATTAGCAATGTCGGTTCACCAATGTTTAAAAACGGTGAAGGCGAAGTAATCTTCACAGCCAAGATTGAAAAAAACAATCAAGACATCACGGCCGAATTCACGAAATTCAACTGGATTAAGCAAAACAAAGATGGCTCGCTGGATACAATCTGGAACGCAGCTCATCAAAGTATTGGAAAGTCAATTACCGTTAAACCGGAAGATTTTGAAGATACGGCTACGTTTAGTTATGAAGCATTGCAAGACGATTTGGTTGTTGGCGGTGCAAGTGGCGTTGTGACTAAAGTTTATGACGGTGAAAACGGTAAAACTCCAGTTAAGGGTATAGATTACTTTGATGGAGAACCAGGTACTAATGGTCTTTCT